GGTATGGGCGAAGGTGCTGGTCCCGGCAAAGGTCCCGGCAAAGGCGAAGGTGCTGGTCCCGATAAAGGTCCCGGTAAAGGCCCCGGCAAAGGTTCCGGTAAAGGTCCATCGGATACCGAGAAGAACTTTATTGACAACCTGTCGGCCCAGCAGAAGTCGGCCCTAGAGTCAACCATAGAAGCTCTCGGTGGCCGGGAGAAACTGGTAGGCAAGGCTCGCGGTCTTTCCGAAGCTATCCAAGCTGGCGGCGTAGGCGGCGGCATGAAGGCCCTAAAGAAGTTCCAGCACAACAAGTGGTTGGCTATGTATAACGAAGGGTTCATCTCAGCAATCCTGAGTTCTCCGGTCACCCTTATGACTAACTTCGTTGGACCCGTGCTGACTTCGTTCTACCGTCCTCTTGAGGGGGCCATGGGTGCTTCACTCAGGGGCGACTCAGAGGCAGCTTCCGACTTTATGTCAGAGTTCTCTTACGTTACGTCAGAGTTTGCTAAGTTGTTCTTTGGCTGGGGAGATGCTGCCCGTGTCGCTAAGAAGTCTTGGGTCGAAGACCGTCTACTACTCGACGCTTCGGCTGGGTCAGGAACAATGGACCTTCCGGGGCAGCAGCAACGCGCCATCACGGCGGCTAACGTAGGGTTCACCGACGAGTCTGCTGCCGGAACGGCCACAAACTGGCTAGGGACTATTGTTAGGCTGTCGGGACGCGCTTTGTCGGCTACAGACTCTGCGGTCAAGACTCTGAACTACCGCGCCGTTGTCATGGCTGACCTAGCCAAGCAGGGCCGCAAACAAAACAAGAGTGGCCCGGAGTTGGCTAAGTGGATTGAGAGCCAGATGGACGGGATGCTGGTTGATGACCTCGCTTTGACTCTTCCGAACCTTAGGGCTGCTGCCAAGCAGCGGGGACTTAGCGGTTCCGCAAAAGACGAGTTTGTCACAAATGCTCTCAAGGACCGCGAGGTCCAAGGTCGCAGCGCGTTGGCTGCAAGGGCACTGGAGATTTCCCGAGATGTCACACAGACCCGCGAGTTGAAAAAAGGTGAGGCTGGGTTCCGAGAACTGGGCCGCTCTACGCAGAAACTGGTAAACAATCATCCGGTCATGCGGCCCTTTATCACCTTCGTCCGAACCCCGGTCAACCTGCTGAGTTGGACGGGCGAGCGCACGGTAGACCCAGCACTCAACGGAGCCCGAATCCTTGCTGGTAAACTGCGGGGCGTACCTGCTGACAAGACGATCAAGGACCTGTCAGATAAACTGGGCAATCGCTCGCGCTTTATTGCCGACCTAGCCTCCGGTGACCCAAAGCGAGCCGCAGAAGCTCACGGGCGTTTCGTTGCGGGTCTTGGGTTCACGATTACAGCTACTGCCTTAGCAGCCGAAGGGGGCATCACTGGCGGTGGACCTAAGGATATCCAGCAGCGCAAACTGTGGGAGCAAGCTGGTTGGCAACCCTACTCGATCAAGATTGGCGACGAGTACTTTAGTTACCGCCGGTTTGACCCGTTTGCCACAATCCTTGGCGTTGTAGGCGACATGGTTGAAGTAAACCAGTACGCCCCCGAGGAACTTCAGAACACCAGCGAGAACCTGGGCCTTGAAGTTGGCGTGGCGTTGGCGCGAAACCTAGGCTCAAAGACCTATTTGACGGGCCTTATGGATCTAACGGGTCTCATGCAGGACCCCGAACGATACGCCGGAAAGATGCTCCGCAAGGCTGGCGGTTCCATTGTGCCTCTGTCGGGCTTCACGCGGTCTTTCACATCGACCCTTGGAGATGACCAGAGTTTCCGCGAGATCCACGGGGTCATGGATCAGATCAAGTCGCAGATCCCTGGCTTGAGCGACAGCCTGATGCCCGTCCGTAACTTCATGGGCGAGGCGATTGAGAAGCACCAAGCGTGGGGCGGTAGGGCGACCGATTGGTTCCTGCCGATCATGCACTCGACCACGACCAGTGACCCCATCAACCTTGAGGTCAAGAACCTTGGTCACGCCTTCGGACCCCCGAGTCCCACGCGGTACAACTTAGACCTGAAGGCTCTAGCGGACTCTTCGGGTCAAACCGCGTATGACCGTTGGATGGAGCTTCACGGCGAAGTCCGCATCAAAGGTCGCAGTCTGAAGCAGACCCTGACCCGCCTAATCAACTCGCGGAACTACCAGCGGATGTCGCCGGAGTCCTTTGGTGACGAAGGTTCACCGCGAGTTAGCGAGATCAACAAAGTCATCCGTAAGTTCCGCAACAAGGCTGAAACCGAGATGATGCAAGAGTTCCCTGAAGTACGCACGGCTCGCCAGAACCGAGCAATCATTCAACGCGCCCAACATCGCGGCACATCCCCAGAGGCTATCCGCGCCTCGCTATTCCCCCTCTAGTAGAGAGACACTATGGCTAACTCCTATTCCCAGTACGCAATCAGCGGTACTACCTACTCGGTAACTTTCAACTACCTGAAGGAAACTCACATTACGGTGTACATCGACGCGGCTTTACAGAGTTCGGGCTGGTCCGTGGTAGGAAGCGACGTAGTTTTCGATACAGAGCCCACCGGGACTACCGTAACACTCAGGCGCACTACCCCCAGGACTCTAGCGACTCAGTTAGTGGACTTTGCGGACGGCGCGGTTCTGACCGAAAGTGACTTGGACGCGGCCCAGCGTCAACTCCTGTACATTGCCCAAGAGGCATTTGAGCGGGACAAGGACGATGAGATTCTGCCTGACGCTTCCTACCTGTCTTACGGGGACACGGACGGCAAATGGGATGCTGCCGTCTCTGGAAGCGCGAAGGTCATCAAGAACGTGCTGGCCGACACGGATGGGTCCTCGGCTGTTACGCGGAGCTATGTTGATAGTCTTGCGCTGTACGGTGTTGTGGGGAACCCTAAGACGTTCACAGGTACTCTTGCGGACGGCGAGGCTACCTACACTCTGACGGGTCTAGGCTCGCAGACCTACATCAACGCCGCGATGCTGGTGGTGTCTATGGGAGGAGCCCTCCAAGTTCCCGGTACGGACTACTCGATTGCGGGCACAGACGATGGCGGCGACGCTCAAATCGTCTTCTCTCCTACGCCGGGACCTGGTGACGTAGGTATTACTTTCTCTGTGGTCAACTTTGGGTCTGCTAGGCTTGGTGGAGTAAGCGATGGCTCCGTGACAACTGACGGTCTTGCTGATGACTCAGTAACCGCAGCAAAACTTGCGGACAACGCGTTCTCTTCGGTTAGTCGCGCTGTAACGGCAAACCACATTCAGGACTCAGCCGTGACAACTTCTAGGATTGCCGACGATGCGGTGACCGCTGCGAAACTGGCTACTGACTCGGTGACCGGGGATGCTGTTGCTGCGGACTCGATCACCTTTAGCGAACTGAAAGGCACCGACTTTTACAGCGGAGTCTACTCAGGAACCGCTCCTTATGTCTTGCGGGTTGCCAGCACGGGAGACCTGACTGTGGGTCCTCTGTTGGGCACCGAGATCCCGAACCTGAGCAACGCTGTTGCGTCCCTGCCTATTAGCGACATGGGAACTGCAACCGACCATGTTCAGATGGGAGACGGGACGGACAACTACCAGATCAAGAACCTGCTGACTCCCTCGGCTTCAACAGATGCAGTTACCAAGCAGTACGTTGATAACCTTGCAGGAGGCACAAAGACTTGGAGTTCGGGAGCTATTGCCTTCTCTAACTTTCAAATCCCCAAAGATACAACTACCACCCTAACGACCGTTACTGGGCTTCCCTCTGACATAGCTCTGGTAACTGGAGTCTTTGTTGTCGCGGACGGTGACCCGTTCACGGGGTCGGCGGGGCTCTCCGGCTCAAACGATAATGGGCATGCGTACCTAAAGTTCTATCCTAACATCACTGGCAATCAGTCCTCCGCAAGTTTCTTTCCCGAATCGAGCTACTTCGCAACTTTCAGTATCCCAACCCTCTCCCAGCCGCCTTGGCAGTATCTAACGACTAGTATTCCAGGGTCTCAGATGGCTTCAGGGTTCAGGTTGAGCATGTACAGTTCTATAGGTTACAGCGGTGCCGATGGGCTCCGGCTGACTGGAAGCTTGACGATCTACCTCACATACATAACTTCATAGCCCAGGCCCCCCACCATGACTACTCGAATATCTGCCGCTATGACCAGCGGTCTCTTGGTTGCTGCCAACGACCTTAGTGAACTTACTAGCCGCGCATCGAACGCAAGGTCCAACCTTGCCATTGGCGGTAACTTTCTGACTCTTGCCGATGGCCGCGCAATGATGCTGGAACTGGCTGACCTAAAGGGTGCTGCGCTAAACTTTTCGGAAGGACAGGCAGATGCTTTTAGCTCAGACACTCTAGGTGCTACAAGTACCAACGAGACTTATGACGCTGCTAACGATTATTATCACAGTTCGACCGACATGACCCTGATCAACTCTGGGTTGACCGCTTCTACCGCTCCGTCCACGGGCCGGATTTCGGTTCAAGCTGAGTTTGTCGATAGCGCGACAGTCAACACAGACCTGACCGCAGAAATCTCCCGAGATGGCGGCACGACTTGGACTGCGGTGACGCTGGCTGCTGGAGCGGTCAACGGCGGCTTTACGCTGTACGAAGGCTCCGCAGACATCAGCGGTCAACCCAGCGGGACCAGCATGAAGTACCGCGTGAAGACTCTGAATACTAAGGAGATTCGAGTTAGCGGGGTGGTCCTTCGATGGTAAGCGGCAACAACAACAACGGCCTTATGCTTGCGCTGGGCCGTCTAGAAGGGAAGGTAGACGCGCTCATCAGCGTCCAGCGTTCCCAAGATGAATCTATAGGTCGCCTAGAAAAACGTCTCCGCACTCTTGAGGGTAGCCGAAGTTGGCTACTCGGTGCGGCTGCTGTTCTGGGAGCGATGTCTTCACAACTGATGAACTGGATTGGAGTCCAAAAATGAACTTACGACTTTCAGAAACCAATGCCGACAATGGTGACTACGAGACAACTTTTGCCTGTCAGCGCCGCCGCGACGAAACGGGAATCCTCCAAGTTGAGGAGGCTGCTGGAGACATCACGGCTAGAGTATACGGACGCGCAAGCGAAGAGGCCCCTTGGTCACTGATAGGTGCGCGTCACGGGCGCGACCAGACAGTGGCAGAGGATCTTACTACTACTGGTTTTCTCAGCGAGGTTCCCATTTTTCCCCTAATGAGAATCAAGGTAGTCGCCGCAGGAGGAACCGGGGCTAACACCTTCAAGGTCTGGTTTATCGAGTAATGGATATAGAAGCACTACTCCAAGAACTCCACGTTGCCTCGATTGAACTCCTGCTTGACCGAGTAAAGAGCGGCGAGGCAACAGCCTCCGAGCTTTCGGTTGCCCGCCAGTTACTCAAAGACAACGGCATCGACCAGTCTCCCCAAGAGGGAAACCCCATGACTCAGTTGGCTGTTGTAATGCCATTTGAAGACCCCGAAGCACCCATTTCCCAAGCCCAGTAGAGGTTCCTATGCCAAGAGGCGCACCCACACCCCCCCGGTCCCGTAAGGGGCACCGTCCTACGACCTATTCTGTCAAGATCGGAAACCTTTCTTTAGGTCCTTCTACCCCTGCGGCAAAAACTAAAACCACAGGTCAGGCATCAACCCCGCCCCCTTCCATCAAAGAGGTCCCGTACAAAGTGACTAAAGCCTACAACAAAACTTCCGCAGGTCTCGGCGGCAGACTGTCTATCCCCACCAGAAAGAAAAAGAAGAAAAAAGGTAAATAGTGGCGACTAAGAAGCCCGAGTTACCCCCGGTTGACCCCAGGTTGACGGGGGAGAACGGCTTTCTAAACTTCCTGTACGTTGCGTGGACACAGGGGTTGGGGCTGCCCGCTCCGACCCCCGTTCAGTATGACATTGCTAGGTACTTGGACTCCGGCCCACGGCGAGCCTGTATCCAGGCATTTCGCGGTGTAGGGAAGTCATACATCACTTCAGCGTTCGTTGTATGGAAGTTACTGCTCGATCCCTCTTTGAACTTCCTGGTGGTCTCGGCATCTAAGAGTCGAGCCGATGACTTCTCTACGTTCACCTTGCAGTTGATGCGGGAGCTACCGTTCCTGAACCACTTGCTGCCCAGCGAGACTGGCAGAGCCTCCAAGGTGTCCTTTGATGTCGGGCCAGCCCCTGCATCCCACAGTCCCTCTGTGAAGTCCTGTGGTGTCTTCTCGTCGGCCCTGACGGGCTCCCGAGCGGACTACCTGATTGCGGATGACATTGAGTCTTGGAACAACAGCCAGACCCAGAACATGCGGGAGAAACTGTCTGAGACCATCAAGGAATACGATGCCATCATCAAGCCGGGGGACCACTCCAAGATCATCTTCCTAGGGACACCTCAGACCCAAGAGTCGGTCTACAAGTGTCTGGAAGACCGTGGGTACAGCACCCGCATTTGGCCCAGCCGAGTGCCGGACTCCCGAGAGACCAAGGGTTACGGGGAGTCTCTGGCTCCCATGATCCGTGAGATAGCCGAGGAGGCAGGTAAACCCACGGACCCCATGCGGTTCGGGGAGTTGGAACTAGCGGAACGAGAGTTGTCCTATGGTCGCTCGTTGTTCGCCCTCCAGTTCCAGCTTGACCAGTCCCTTGCGGACACCGACCGCTACCCGCTGAAGATCAACGACCTGCTGGTCATGGACCTTGACCCCGAGGTCTGCCCAGAGAAGCTTGTGTGGTCCAATGACCCCGAGTTCTCCTGGAGAGACCTGCATTGCGTGGGGTACAACGGGGACCGTTACTACAGACCCCTGAAGATTCTGGGGGATATGGTCCCCTATCAGGCTTCTGTCCTGTCTATTGACCCGTCCGGTAGAGGCGCGGACGAGACCTCCTATGCGGTGGTGAAGTCCTACGGAGGTCAACTGTATGTCCATGAGTGCGGGGGCCTGAAAGGCGGCTACGGACCCGAGGTCCTAGAGAAACTGTCAGTCATCGCTAAGAGACAGCAGGTCAGCGGCGTAATCGTCGAGTCAAACATGGGTGACGGTATGTTTACCTCCCTGTTGACCCCGGTTCTCCACAAGGTCTACCCGTGTCGCGTTGAAGAGGTCCGGCATAACATCCAAAAGGAGCGCAGGATCTGTGATGTCCTAGAGCCAGTTATGAACAGCCACAAGCTGTGCATCGGACGCAAGGTCATCGAGGAAGACTTCAAGTCAACCCAGGATCTACCAGCGGATCAGGCCATCAAGTACCAACTGATGTACCAGATGTCCCGAGTCACGCGACTTAGAGGAGCCCTGAGGCACGATGACCGACTGGATGCGCTGGCTATGGCTGTCCAATGGCACGTTGATGCACTAGCTAGAGACACCGACAGACAGATGCAAGACCACAAGGACTCTAAGATAGACGCTGAGATGGAGAAGTTCCTAGCAGGAGCCCTAGGGAAGACCCGTAACTCAGGTCCAGTCTGGATGAACCTGTAGAGGCCCCTGAGAGAGCCGCTAAGAGACTCAAAGTTATCTTTGGTCCTCTGAGTCTACTTAGAGTTTCCGTGCGTTACACGGGCTCCTAGACACCTTAGAGGGAAAGGCACCCTAGGGACCTTGTAAACGGGGGTAAGACAGGTCAAATGGAGGTCTAACGTAAAGAGTTAGCCAGCAAGGACTTACCTAAAGCGCAGACCATACGGAAGAAAGACCCTAGAGTTACTAAGAGTCATCCTCCGGACAGAGAAGGACTAGAGAAGAGAAGGGGGGCAGCAGCCCCCTCTACTAAGATACTTATAGTCAACCTATAGGTAACCTAAAGTAGACCTAAGGTGAGGGGAGGGGGAGCTACATCCGTGTCTAAAGTCCACTCCCAGTAACCTCAAGTAACCCTATGATGACTCTAGGCCCGCAGTATGATGACTCCGACTCTCCCCTGGTCCCCGTGCTGATCGAATGGTTAGACATTGTGGGCGTAGACTCCGCTTGGTTGTCCAGAGATGACCTTGAGTCTCTTGAGCCAACACTGATGGCTACCACTGGCTGGGTACTGAAAGAGACCTCGGAGTTTCTGGTCATCGCAGGGACTCTGGAAGTCGGCGGGGAACTGCAAGTTGGCAATGTCAACTGCATACCCAAGGCCGTGGTTGTCTCCAGGAAACCGCTGGTTACTCTGGGTGACTGAAAAATGGTCTAAAAATGTGAGTGGGTAACGTATAGAGCGCCGCGCGCGGTCCCCCCCTTGCCCCTCCCTTGGCCGCGCTGTCGGCCATCGGTCCACACCGTATCCACAAGCTGACCTAGTGTCCCGGCCCAAGGGCCTCTCCACCTCCAATGGTTGCAGGTGCACAACCTACTGACCACGGGGGGAGGGGCCTAGACTCGCCAGCTTGCACAATGCCTCGAGAGAGCCTGCCCGGCTTTCTTCGGGGCTTTTTGTTCGGTGAGCCGGAAACCCGAGGCAACCTAAGTCCCTTGGCCACCCAGAGTTACACGCGATAACGCCAAGCCACCGCAAGTAAACCCGAGAAAAGGGGCGCAGGATACGCGGGGCGACCGTTAGTATAGGGGCAAGGCAAGCGAGTCAGCTTGCCATTCTCACGACACCTAACCACAACGCTATGCAACATATACTCAAATCAGGCCTAAACAAGGGCAACCGCCGTATTTGGATCGAGGGTAACCGCCTATCATCCGCCGGATTCGCTCGAGGCACATACGGCGGTTG